AGCGTTACCGCGCCAGAAGTGCCAACCGATGGCGTAAAACCTGTACTGCCTGCGCTGAAAGACGTTACACCGCCAGCAAGGGAGAACTGTCTCCAAGAGCCTGCGGCGTAACCGTCAAAGGTGGACGTAGTGGTGTTAAAGCGGAACTGACCTTCGGCTCCAGCAGGCTGTTGGCCTGTATTGCCTTTTGGAATCGTCATGGAGGAGGTGCCGGGCATCACCGCGTTGTCAGCAATCAATATCGTCGGACTACCCGCTGACGCATTGCCATCCACCACCGTAATTTGGCTTGCCGTGCCAAGAATCGAAACGCTTCCAATTGACGTTCCGTTGATGACATTTAGAAGCCCCGTGCCGCTTGCCGAGGCCAAAGCCGCAGGGAGTCCAGAAAGTGCAATTGTCGGGTTGCCTGAAACCCCGTTGGCGTTTGTTACACCAATACCGCTACCAGAAGTTGCAATAGAGCGCGATACGATTACACCGCTTGACTTTACAACAATGCCATTACCAGCCGCCTCTAGGCTTCCAGAGGTGCCGTTGAGCGATATGGTGAACGGGCCTTGTGCAAGTCCATCTGTCAATCCGATACCTGTGCCGCCAGCCAAATATCGGCTATTAGGCAGAGCGGGTGTTTGAATCGCGGTAAGGTATTGGTAAATCTGCGACGGCGAAGCGGAGATCGCGCCCGTCGTAGTTTGCACGGTCACGCCATTTTGGACGATAGGAACCGCTTCGGTGCCTGTAATGGCACCAGCGGCTGGCAGTTGGGTTATGGCGACTTGTGCTGACATTTATGTACTCGTATTGTCGGGCGGGTTCGGTGCAATCGTATCTTTGTTGCCAGTCAATGTGGGCGTTTGAGTGTTCTGCTCAGTCGAAATTTGGAACTGGCTTGTGCCATCCATTGACTGACTGCCAGTCATCAAATAATTGTCGCCAGCACCAATGGGTACATCAGGACGAGGAAACCGCAGGTTGATACGCTCGGTCTTGCGGGCGGCAAGGCGATAGGGGTCAAACTGATCCCTGCACCCTTGATCGCACACCCGCAGACCGGGGAAGTTGGGGTCTGGCCCCAATTGCACAAAGGCGCGTTTCATCTTGCATCGGTCGCATACACCGATGGCAATCGAAGTCAGTCCTGTTGTGTCTAGAAAGATTGGCATTACGCTGTGTACACCGAGATGTTCGGTGCCCAATAAATTGGTGAGCGATCACGCTCCTCTTGCTCTGCAATGTAGAGGTGCTTCTCGGCCATCTTTTCCAGATAGCCAATTCGATCCATCGCAACTTGAGGTAGTTCGAGGCTCATCTTGTGAGCCAGCATCATCTGCACCGCCTCATACCAACGCTGTGGAATTTCCAACTCGTCAGTCAAAGCGCCCACATCCTCGATCTGGCGCGAGTACCAGCAAACCATCTGCACAAAAGCAGTTGATGGGACAGGCCAGATATAGATTTCAGGTTTTGGAATCTGGCGATTGAACCAATACTGATATGGCTGGTTGGCCGTAAAATTCTTGTTTGGCAGGTTGGTGTAGTCGTCACGGTTCAGTGAAGACATCTGCACCTCAAGCGAATTGTTTCCAAAGTACAACTCACGAACAGACAACGTCCCGCCGTTGTAGACGCGGCAACGATAGTATGGGACGGTCTGGCCCGCTTCAATGTCAGTCCAAATCCACTCATTGTTTACAACAGCCACAGCACCAAGATCAACAAGTGTTGACCATGTCACGCCGTCTTCTGACCATTCGTAGATGATTGACAAGGTTCCAGTAGCCGCAGGCAAATAGCCAATGGAGCCAATGTAGGTCGGGTTTGAAACGCCGTAATTGACCGCAATGTTGCCGTTGGCTGATGTCTGCGTGCAAATGGTGTCTACATCGCCGTCATACGCGTTTGCAACGGTTCCGCCAGCAGAAGTGGTATATGACCCGCTTGGACGGCTCATCGTGCGATACAGCGTGTTCCAGAGGTCAATTGATCCTTTGGGCAGTTCGTAGATGTACTTGTCAGGGGTCAGGCCAATCACTAGTTTGGTGATTGTCCAAAATTGAATGCCTCGGTTGCCTAGATCAGACAACAGGAAATAAAGCGATTGGCGTGCAGACAGAACCTGCTCAGAGGTCAACTCTTCGGCGAGTTTTCCACAGCGTCGAGCGCCGTGATCAATCAATGTTTGAACATTGATGACTGTCTGACCAACAGTTCCTGAGTACGCCATATCAACATTTCCATCTGTTTAAAGCCGCCGCCTTACGGGTTGGCTGACCTTTTTCATCTTTCATCGGCCCCGGCATCCCGCTCATTCGGGCGCAAAATGAATCTTTGCGTGAGCCACCTTGAGGTTGAGGAGCCTTGAGGTTTGAGCCAGTCTCTCGATTGTACTTCTCGCGACCTTTTTGCGTAAGACCTGCGCCTTGTTTTGTTGGCAATTTTTCGCCACGGCTAACAGAAAGGTTTGGCCCGCCTTCTTTGAATTTTTTGCCTTTATCAGCGTTGGCAAACTCTTTGCCCACCTTTTGAGGGATGCCTACTTTTTTGGCAAACGAAGGGTTGTGCGCAACCGCTTCCATCAATTTGTGCTGGGAAGATGATTTGCTTGGCATGATTTACCAGCAAGACTTTGACGCCTTGCCGCCAGATTTCATTTTGGCGGTCTTAGCCGATTCTTTAAAGTCTTTAGCCGTTGGCGCACCTTCGCTACCCACTCGGCGCATTTTTTCGCCAGAGCCTTCAGCAATTCTTTGCTTTTTTGCATTGATATTGGCATAGAGGCCACCGCCTTTCATTTTTTTGCCTGAATATAATTTTTCCACAATTTCCAACCTTTCAGGTTTAGTTGTTGCTTGGCTGACAATTTTCAAACGCTCTGGCTTGCTTTTGCCTTCTTCATAAAACCCAGCCTTTTTTAAAGATTGGGCTGTCGATTTGCTTGACATAATTAACCGTAAGATTTAACCATCTCAAGGACGATGGTATAGAAGTCACCAGCAGAAGCATCAGCAGTGCTGAACAATACATCACCAGTTACGCCAGCGCCTGCGTTGTTAGTCAAACCGCCAAATTTATCGAAATCCATCGTGTATTGAGAATTTTGTGGCACACACCAGCAAAATACATCTGCGGTTGCATCCCAATAAATCTGTACTTCCAAACCATGCGTTGCGGCATGAATTTTTGTAATAGTTACGCCAGTGCAGGCTAAACCAGATGCACTTGATGTCAAAGCAGAAACATCTACCTTCAAAACTTTGCTTTCACCAGTACCGTCAGAAAGGTTGGTGAATTTCATGATTGCCATCCGCTCACCATCTATGAGCGTTTGACTTGCGACTGCATCGGCCATGACTTATTCCTTAAATTAAAAGCGGGGGCCGAAGCCCCCACTCGTTTTCAACAAGCGCCACCGCCACGCTTTTTGGGCAATGGTGCAACCGTTACAGACTCTTTCGTCTTGGTCACACTCTCACCCTTGGGCATGAAGTAGTCCTTCGCTTTACCTGCAAGTTCCTTCACCATGCTCAGTGGGTTTAATGCGTCCTCAAGTTCCCTACTGTGCTTTTTTGAAGCGTCGTAGGCACCCTTGGACATATCCACTGGCTTGCCACCTTCAGCCATCTTCTGGTACTTGCTGTACTTCAAGTTGGAGTCAGCCTTGGCCTGCTTCATGGCCGTAGCGTTCTCCGCCTTAAAGTTTGCTTGCAAGCGGCCTTGGGCAGGGGTTACCTTGCCACCGCTTTTGTAAGTACCAGTCAGACGGTTGATGCTGATAGGAGGCGAAGGCTTTTTAGAGCCTTGGGGCATCGCGACGGGTTTGCCTGAATCAACAGTACCCCCCGTCGCGTAGGCTTTTTTTGTGGCACCACCTTTTTTGTAGCCGCCACCATTGCCTAGCGCAACGCCGCCAGTCGCATAGCCACCGCCATTACCGTTCTTCACGCCGCCAGTTTTGCCACTGGACTTGCCAGTGTACTCAGCGGTGTGCATCTCAGTATTGCGATAAGGGCCAGCGCCTTTTGCGGAAGCAGACTCAGGAATAACTCCATTGCCAGCCACGCCGCCTTTGGCGTACTTCTTGACATTGCCGCCCTTTTTGTAGCCACCTTGACCAAGAGCAACACCACCAGTAGCAAGACCTTTATGGCCTTTGCTGGCAGGCTTAGACTCGTGAGACTTCAGTTCTTTTTCAAGACCCTTCATCTTTGTCATCTCAGCCTTGTGCGTTGCCTTAGACTCGCCACCGTTTTTCATTGGTGTCGAAGGCATCGAAGGATTGCCGATTGGCGCTTTGGAGGCCATCGCTGGCTTTGCCATCATCGCCTTGCGGCGTGAGGCCATAGAGGGCTTACCGGGGGCGCGAACAGGTGCATTGACGGCAGGACGGCCAATCAAGGCTGGAGTCCCTGCCAATGCATCCATTGCACCACCGCCCATAGCCATCTTCTTGTGACCAGCCTCGGCTTTACCGCCTTTTTTCATGTTCACATGACCGCCCTTTTTGAGTTTTAACTCAACGGTCGGCTCAGTGGTCATCATTTTGACCATTGGTTTGAATTGACCCATGATTAACGCTCCTTCGCAACAAAGACGTAATCCACAGTCATTGTCTTTGCAACGGCTTCACCATTTTGAAGAGCAATTGACACAGTCATATCTTCGTCGTCAGGCAAGTTGGTGGTCACAGAAGTGCCTTTCACAACGCCATCTACGAAGTATTGAATGCTTGATGCGCCATCATAGTAAAACCCAAGACTAATAAATGTGTCATTAGCCATAGTAGCCACGCTGGAGGTCGTCGTTGCTGTGCCGTTCTTCTCAACCAACAGGCTTACCGAAGTAGAGCCGTCTGCCTTGATGAAAAACACACCATCCGATACGTCAAGCGGGGTTGCATCGGTAATTTGAAGACCAATAACTACATCAGATTGAGTTGCGTCGCTAACTTTGAGGCGAGCCTCAAAGAAAAGTTCTTTGCCTGAAGCAAAGCGATATGACTCGCCTACTTTTTGCAAAGCAACAAGATCATCATCTGCGGCAGTGTTGGTGATCAAAAGTAAACCACCATCGCCGTCAGTCAAAGCCTGAGTAGCACCAGCCTGAGTCTCAGTTACAGTCCAATTTGCGGCTACATAGTAGTCAAAATCTTCATAGTAAGTGTGAAACTTTGTTGGCGCTGGCATTGTCAGATCAGCAAACGGTGAATCTTCCCCGACGTTTGTCACGCCATTTGGGAAACGGGTTACCAATAAATTTGCCATTGTCTTGCTCCTTATTAGTGCAGGGGCCGAAGCCCCCGCTTGGGTTTAGACGCCGGGCGTACCGTACATCGCACGGGGATCGGTAAAGCCGACTTGGTAACGCTCTGTCGCCTTGTAGCGCATAGAGTCAGTTTCAAAATCGCCTTCCATCGTCTTCTCCAACTTGCGACGCATCAGCAACTTCATGCCTTCAGGAGCGTCAGTCTGCACCCACCATGCGGTGGCTGAAGTCAAACGGCTGATAACAGCGGCACCTTCGTCCAGCAAGCCGATAGACTTAACTGGGTTGATGTCGTTGTTGGCATTGCCAGCACGCAGAACAGATTTCAACAACACTTCCGCTTGGAAGACGTTGCCGGGGGCCACCACCAACTGGCGGGGCACCAAACGAATCTTCTTCTGGTTGTTGTCCACTGCTTGACGAATCTGGATCAACATCTGCTCAAGAGATGTCTGTGACAGGTTCGCGTCAGTGGTCAAGCGGTTGCTGAATGTACCGTTCACGATTGGGTGAGCGGTGCTGTTCAGAGCAACGCCGTCGCCGCCGGGGTAAGACGCATTGAACGCACGGTTCAAAATGTTTGCCGACAAAGTCTCTTTGGTCTCAATCAATGACTGAGCCAAGTGACGAGCGTACACCTGACCGATGCGGATGTGGTCACCGTCCTCAACCAAAACTTTGGTCAAAGCGAATGCCAAACCAAAGACTTGGTAGACATAACGCTGGAGGAACAGCACGCCACCTTGTTGGTACGACACAGGAGTGCCGTCAGGCAACTGAGGTGCGGCACCAAATCCATAAAGGACTGGCTCTTCGTGGTAGTTACGGGGGATGCCTTCTTGTTCAGTGAAGACGCGTGACCATTCGTCGGTGCGTTGATCGTATACACCATCAAAACACTCATTCAGAATGGGTTCGACAATCGAGCGAAAGTCGGTACTGCGCATTGGAGCGGCCATTTTTTAGTCCCCCTTAAATAGCGTTAACAGACGCATTGAACTGCGACTCGTTAACTTGAACTTGCACAACTGTGTATGCATCTCCCCATGCGTTATCAACGCCGGGGGTCAAACCAATAATCTTCAACTGTGCAGAAGAACCAGCGGCAACAACCGAAGTGCTAATGGTGCATTGAGAGAGTCCAGTGGTCGTGGAGCCTGCTGTAATAGAGGCAAAATCAGACTGAGCGCCTAAAGTCGTTTGTGCCAACGAGCCATTGGCTTGAATGTCATAAACGATAGCGGGGTCTTGGTAGTAGTACGCAATGGCAGAGCCAGTTGTGTATGCAGTGTTAGCAGGGAAATAATTGCTCACACGACGACGGCCAGTAGTGTCAGTCCACTCAAAGCCAGCAAAGGCTCCGAGGAACGCATCACCTGCGGCGGCGGCTTGAATTACACCTGAAGTGTCCAACTTGACGGGCTGACCCTTCAAGATGTCACTGGTATAGCCAGAAACGATGCCATCAGCCAACGCTACCGCACGATCCAAACCTGATGGGTGGAACGAGGGACGCAGACCAAAGGGCTGGTTCAATGAAGACATAGTCTTACTCCTTGTTTGGTTAAATTCACCCGCTCAGAAAACTGGTGCGGGTAACTGTTTATCAATATCATCCAAACCTTCGCCCTCGACCTGTCCCAACTTGCGCCCAGAACTATCTCGTCCCACGGCCTGCTCTGCTTGAAGGCGAATCTTGTTCGCTTCCTCAAGAGGCGCTTCGTGGTGGAAATGAGCCATAACATCTTGATACAGTTCCATTGGAATCTTGTACAAGAGCATCTCATTACACGAGATAAACCCAGCGTGTTCCCCAGCCTTGACTTTGTTGCCATCCAGCCCGGGGAGTTCTTCCGCTTTCACAGGAACATACCCAAGTCGAATGCGCTTGTCGATACTGTCATAACTGTTGGTCGTAGATAACCAGCAAAGGTGCCATCCCTTAATATCAGGGACAGACGGCAATGCACTTTGTGTCCATTCGTCCTTCCACGCCTTGCGGCGCTCATCGGCTGACACGAAATTATCCTCTGGTGCCTCTCGACTTTTGTCAAGACTCGCGCGATTTTCGCGTCCACCAGCAGATAGAGATTTTTTTAAACGAGAATCCATTTTCTTAACTCCTATAACCTTGATTTTGTTTGGCTTCCAATGCGTAGCGTCGAATCATCTTCGCTCGTTTATCGGCGTCATCCCACATTCCAGCATCTTTCATGGCTTGGACTTGATCGCGTGTTAACGCGAACTGATTTTTTCCAATCGCACTACTCGAAGAACTTTCGCGGCCTGAACTCGTCACAACATTCCTTGGTCTAGAATTCCGAATCGGTTTCTCATCGGTATCACCAGTATAACGGTGTGGCAAATACTTTTGCAAGCGGTTGTCAAGTTCTTCCCAATATTGGGGCGTCTTGGGGTTCCATCCCTCTTCAGCCATCGCCTGATCAATCGTCAAAGCGACCTTTGAATCTGGGTCTTTGCCGTTAGGGTCGTACCATTGGTTGTTTTGCATCCAATTGGTCGCATGGCGCTGAAGTTGTGGGTCAGGGGCGCGAATTGTGCGTTCACGCTGGGGCGCTGTGGCCTTTTTGATCACATTGTCAAGGGCTTCATACTCTCGACGGGCGTCAAACCACAATTCCTGCGCCGCAGTGAGCATTTCGCCATTGCCAGTCTGTGTTGCTTCAGCAATTTTCTGTTTTGCAAACAGAATCTTGTTGTGCTTCTCAGTTTTGGCCGCATTCAAGCGTGCAAGATCACTACCGTGCGACTTTTTCTCCAAAACTGACAGTCTTTCAATCAGTTCTTGGTTCTGTCGGCTCAAAAAGTCCAATTTATGGTCTTTTTCGGTCGAAACCTGCTTGTGGTACTCCTTGCGCTTGAGGCGCTTGAGGCGTTTTTGCTCTCTCAAGGCTTCCGCATCAGGGTCAACACCGCCACCAGCGGCCATTTCGGCCTGTCTGGCACGATCATCGGCCTCGTCGGAGTCTTCGTTCTCGTTTCTTGTTGGTGAAGGGATACTTTCAGGCAAATCAACGGTTGCAGAACCATCTTTCTCCTCTTGAATCACAATCACTTCTTGTTCGTTTTCGGTACTCATATGAATGCCTTCATTGCAAGTGGGTCACCAGTAAGTTTGGCAATAACTTCATGGTCGTTTAGAACCATAAAGAGGGCTGGGTCTTCATCAGAATGCGCGTCAGGGACTGGAACCTCCCAACGATCACCACCCCACTTGGGGACTCGGATGTAATCACCAACCTCGCACCAAGTGCCCTCAACCCAAGGCTCCATCGTGTCGCGTTTTTTGAACGCCAATGGGCCAAGTGAGATCACTTTTGCGACCATGTTTTGCCACTTCTCGGTTTCTTTGGTCTCGGAGACCAAAATAATCCCAGCACTCGTTACCGTTTTCTTTGTTCGACGCAGTTGTACTAAAACTCTTGCGCCAAGGGGTATCGCACCGGGGTCTACAGCAGGAAAAGCATCCCGCAAATCGGCTGAATCACCAGCCACCGTGCTATCTGTCATCGTTATCTTCCTTTAGAAGGTTGTTGAGGATTTCAAGGGCTTCCTCAAGTCCTGCGATATGCCCGACTAGGCGTTGGTACGAGGCGTAATCAGCGGCATTACCCGTTGACAAACCTTGCACCACAGCCTCTTTACGCGCTTTTACAGCGCCAATGAAGTCGGAGACATACCTCATGCGTTTCTCTTGTCAACGCCCTTGTTTTGGGAAAAATTCCCGTGGTCGCTGTTAGCCTCTGGTTGCGTCGCTTTTGATTCCTCTTTCATTTGTTGACCGTTGATCCATGCACCAGTCGCATTGCGGTGTTGCTGGCGCACGGCTTCGGATTGCTCGTCTTTAAGGGTAATAGCCATTTCATTCTCCTAAGTTTCGTTGGGTGAGGTTTTGCAGTTGGACAGCAGTCTGCTCCTGCTCTTGTCGAAGTTTGACCTCGTCTAAGGTCAAATCGGCAGTCTTCATTCGCTCGGTCGTGAGGTTGTCCTCGGCGTTCATTGCGATCTTGACTTGACGATCCTTTTCCTTCTGTGCAATTTCCGCTTGGAACTTCTGCGTATCGAAGGCAAGGCGTGCTTGGTCTTCTGCGGCGCGGCGCTGTGTCTCTGCCATAGA